TCGTCTCGCTGGATGTTGCGTAGGGCTGACAGTCCGATAGTTGCGCCTGCTGCGCCTGCCATTAGGTTTGTTGAGTTACGTTTTGCTGGGTCGAAGGCTGCGTTGATTGATCGGATGTTAGATGGGGCGAATGAAACTATGTTTCTTGCTGGCATAAGAGCTTTTTTATTGGAAAACATTCCAGAAGGCCCGCGATCAACAATGTCGTTAAACACAACGGCATCAGCTCCTTGGCGCTTTGCCCACCTAGAAAAATCATTAGTGTTAATAAAGTCATCTTCATAACCATATACTTCAGGAAACAACTGTTGAAGGGTAGTGGTTCTTGGCAACATCTCCTGAGTGTCTTCAATTTCAACGCCTAAAGCGCGCAAAATATCTGCATCTTCTGACTGGTTTACTGTTCTTGCTGGAAGATCAACTCGTGTATTTGGGCCAAGCCTGTTCCAGTTTGCGCCTTCCGCATATACGTTTATTGGATTTTCCGCCCTATACATTAAAGGCAATACCTGTCTTTGCTCTCCCAGAGCATAAGTTGATGCAACATCAGGGCTTGCGGTCATAAAAATGCCAGTGTTAAACCTTGCTCCCTCAGACATTCCAGGATCAAAGGCATCAAAATCGTTTCCAGTCCCATGATAAGCAAGAGTATCAAACCCCATCGCCTTAGCCCTATCCATAGCCGTGTTATTTGGCGGCAACCCTAACCCACCTTGCTCGACTGGCAAGGCTGCATTGCGTTGAGCTACTTCGTGGGCTAGTTCATACTCTGTCTGCATCCTAGCAGCTTGGGACATATCCAGAGTGCCTTCTAGTGGGCTGCCTGCACCCCTTGCAGCCCTTACAGCAGCCACCCCAGGCACCAAAGGCAGCACCCCAAGCGCAGACATGGCGTAGTTGCCCATCGTCCTTTCTTCAGGGTAAGCAGCGTACATCGCAGCATCAGCAGCCAATCCAGTGATGTCACCAGCAATCGGCACAGCAGACATTGGCAGAGAGGCAGCGCCGAGAATGTCAGCAGTAGTCTGCCCTCTGGTCTTGGGCACTCGCGCAGGTGCTGGCCCTTGGCCTATGCCCATGAGGTAAGACTGATCTAATGCTCTGAGTGCTGACTGTGGTTGTGCCATGCTCAATCCTCCCCGTATTCGTCTTCTTCTTCTCTAGCTTCCCACGCCTGACACACTCGCAGGTTATGGCAGACGAACTCGAACTTCTTGCAGTAGCCTCGACCGCCGCCATCAGCGTCATAGTCATCCTCTGGGACTACTTCTATGTATTCCAGCTTCTCAGGCGAGTTGTTGAAGTATTCGCAGTTGCCACACATCTGCCTGCGAGCCTCTACTGGCTTCACGCTCCAAGCCTTCGCCATCATTCGATAGTAGTCAGTATTGTCGCTTGTGGTCTCCTCTGGGCCAAACTTCCAGTTCTCGATCACATTGGCGCGATTCTCTCGGTTGATCTTCGCAGTGAAGGGTTCTTCCTGCTGGATGATGATGGTCATGCCTTCTAATGGATTCATATCTGGCCTCTAAACGGATTCAATGCGCTGACGATCTTCAGTTGGTTGTCAATCTGCTTGCCTTGAGTATCGACTGTATCCTTCTCGATGCTGGCCCCAGCCTGTTGAGCTTTGATCTGCGTGTTCATGCGCTGGGTCTGAGCGTTGAAGACATCCAGTTGCTGAGTAGCCTGATCTGCCTGCATCTGCATCTGCACCTTCTGTGCCTCAAGCTGGATTTTAGCGGTATCAAGCTGAAGCCTTTGCACCTCGACCTGCGCTCTCATCTGTTCTGCTTGGGCCTTAGCCATCTCAGCTTGAGCTAATACCATCGCTGGGTCTTGCTGCTGCTCTTGGCCCTGTGCGCTCTGGGCCATCTGAGCCTTCTCTTCTTCCGTCATCTGGGTCTGTGGAATCAGCCCTTGAGCCATCATCTGAAGACGCTTGCGCTCGCCGATCTGGCTGGCTGCACTGGTCGGGATAGCATTCAGGAGAATGTCACCGGCCATGCCAATGATTGACGGATCGACTTTAGCAATCTCAATGATTGTCTCGATAGTCTCCTGCTGGCGATTGCGGAATGATGGACCTGCTCGGCAAGAAACGCTGTACTGGCCCTTGGTCAGATCATTCAGGGTAACAATCTCACCCGTCTGTTGATCAATGATCGGCTCGTTGAGTACCTGCATCTCGCTGCTGCCATCCTCGTACAGCAGTCTGACTGTACGCTGGGCATCGTAGACCTTGGGAATAGCTTTAACCAATATGTCACCAGTGGCAGCAATAGCAGCTTCTAGTGCCCTGAAATACTTGATTGTCCCGTTGTCGCCCTTGGATTGCAGACTCTCGATAGCCACGCCTGACTGTAGCCCAGGGTTGTCGCCCATGCTCGCAGCGAACATCCCAGCAGTCTGGCCTATGATCTGACGCATGGACTCGGAGATTGTGCGAAGCCCTGGGTTAACCTGCGCTCCACCCTGCTGCATCGGAGCGCCAGGCATCTCAGGATCGACGTTGTAGAACTGAACCGGGTCGGAGTTAGTGTTGAGCGTAGCCAGTGCGTCCTCATGCCCAGCCGCCTGAGTTAGCGTCATCCAATACTTGGCTCTCGGAGCCAAAGCACCCTCCTCGATCTCCCTGGACAAGCTGTAATTGAGAACACGCTGCGGGTCTAACAGCTTCTCGACGACACCCCAATAGATTGTCTTGTTCTCGACGATCTTGAAGTTGCCGTACAGTGGGACGATAGGAATGCGGTCGAATATGGTTTCTTCCTCATCCTCCAGCCATGCGGTCTGGTCAAAGAAACGTGAATAGACTTTAGTCTTGTAAGCCTTGCGCGTCCTGACTTCCTCGATGCCCAATGCTGTCAGCTCGTCCTTCACCTTCTTAAAGTCGTCATCAATAGAGTATACGGCACCGTTAGACATCAGCACCAACTCGCAGGCTTCCTGCTCAACGTAGAACAGTTGACCGACAACGATAACCTGGCCCTTGTCATAATAGGCGTCACCCTCTCTGTCGATAGAGACGGACGCTTGAGAGCCTTCAGGGTAGCGTTTGGCGTATTCTTGAACTGACATAGGATGAAGCAAGAAGGCGTACTGGGCGTCTGACTTGTCTTGCAGATAGGAAGCAGGGTCGAACCAAACTCTATCGATAAAGTTAGCAACAGGCTCAATCACTAAGTCTTGATCGAATGACTGCGGATCAGAATACTTGTGGCTGATCATCCAGCCATCGTAGCCGGTGGTGACCATTCCTCGACCAGCATTGACGTAGATATCTTTAGCTCGGCTGATTGACTCGATGTTACGCACCAAGCCATCAATGACCATCGCAGTCTCTTTAGACGCTGGGCCTGACATTGGGCTAACCTTGATGTCAAAGTCTGCAAGCTCGATGGAAGCAGTCACTTGGTCAATGATCGGATTGACCTGATCGAAGGTGTATCTTGGCTTGCCGACATTGTTCGTCCACCAGTAGGGTTCCCACTGGCCGTCACGCTTATCGACAAACAGGTGCGCTTCTCTGGCCTTCTCACGGTTATCGTGATCAGCCTCTTGCGCTGAAGACATGAGATTAAGCACTGACTGAAGGCTATCGAAGTCTATCGTGTAGTCACCGCTGTCTGATCCGTACTTAGCCATCAATTCCACCCCTTAAATTTAATCTGCTTGACCGCCTCTAGCTTAGGTTTCGGTCGATACATTGCCATCATCAGCGCATCAGCCATGTTGGGGCTGGGTATCTCGTAAGGCTTCTTCGCCATTTCAATCTTGGACATGATCTGTATCTTGCCGGTATTCGTTCGCTTCAGTGGTATTCGACACACCTCAGACCGGAGCTGGTCAATCTTGTCGATGCTAGAAGACAGGCTAATCATCTCATCAGGGTTGACGTACTGGCCCTTCGTCACAGCCCTGTAGGTAGCCTCGAACCTGTCTCTGAGTCTCCAGTAATACTGCGCTCGCTTGTTGGCAAACGTCTCTCGATTAGACTTAGCTCGCTGAGTACCACCATCAGAGTAGGGAACCTCGGCATCCTCTGGCGACTCTGATCCCTTGTACATGACGTAATCGATCTTCTTGTTCTCAAGCGCAGCATCTACTTGGCGCTTCAGACTTACACCAAGCCCGTCACAGTCCCACACAAAGTAATCTGCTCTGTCGGCTAGTGCAAGGTCTAGTGCCCAGTCCATGCCGTCACCAGCCTCTCCTGTGACCTTCTCAGACACGTTTAAGACTACGTTGCCGTGCCTGACTGCGTAGCCCTTAGAGTCGCCTCCAGTGTCGCTGGGATCGTGTGAAGCAATGATAGCGCCTTCAGCCTTCCAGCCCATCTTGATATGCGAGTCAATTGCTGCCTCAAACCAGTCAACAGGAATGATTGTATCTTCTACTTCGTCGTAAAACTCGCCTAACCATATGTGCCGGTAAAGAGCTGTAGACAGGTTGGCTTGGTCGTATGCTCTCTCCTGCTCTAGCACTGGCGGGAAGAACGGGTTGTCGTTGTAATTGATCCAGATGATCAGGTGCATATCATCTTCGTAGAACCCATCAGACCTTAGTTGCTTCTCGAACGGCTTGATGAACCGCTGGCTGAACGGGTCGGCTATCGATCTTGGGTTTGCCGTCATCCAGATTTCAGAGTCATCTGATCTCAGCGTAGGAGTCAGAGCCTTTAGACTGTCCTGGCTGATTGTCTGGGCTTCCTCTACCCAAAAGCGTTTAAACCCGTACATCGACTTAATGCCTTCTGGGTTCCTTGCTAATCCTCTGAACTTGAAAGCGTCATCGCCCTTGAACTGGATGGAGTTAGCTTGGACAGTGAAACCTTTGAGCTTGAGCCTTTCGATCTCACCTGACAGCAAAGAGAGAACCGAGTCATCCATTGTGATCTGGTACTCTCTGAAGCAGGCTGTCTTAATACCTTTGGTCTGAGCATCCATCAAACAAATGTCACCTACCGACTGGCTCTTGCCTGATCCTCTGCCGCCTATTAGGATTTTGAATCGCTTAGGCGTAGTGATAAGTCGTCGCAGCTTTGCCGGTAGAGTCATCTCAGGCATCAATAAGCCTCACAGTCCAATCGTGCTCTATCGGCCCACCGTTCTCACCCATGTGCTCCTGCTGGATTCTTTCTGAATAACCATGTTTAGTCAGAATCAGCTTAGCAATCGTTGAGTTTAGCGTCCCTGATAGACTGCCGTTGAGCAATCTACGCTCCTGTGCTCGTAAGCATTTGCTGACGATGTAAGAAAACTCTGCCTTGTTAGGGTCGTCTGCCCAGTCGTACACAGTATCCCTTGTGATATCTAGCTCAATAGCAAGTCCCGCCATTTGGGGAATAACGTCACCGCAATCAGCATAACCGCCGTCAACATAAGCTCTGGCCTTTGCCAGTATCTCATCGTTGTACTTGGTTGGTCGGCCTCCAGCCATTAGTCAAACCTCGCTTTCTTCGCCCGCTTGGCTACATCCAGAGCAATCGCAATAGCCTGCTTCTGTGGCTTGCCTGCCTTCATCTCGGCCTTGATGTTCTTGCTCACCGTCTTCTTGCCATAACCTTTTTTCAGCGGCATATCAACCCCCATGAGTGAGCAGTCATTATGCCATATCTC